CAAAGCAGGACGAAGTCCACCGGAGTCTCCAGGTCTTCGCCGAGCAGAATCATGGCATTACGACCATGCAGCTTCTTCGCGTACTCGGAGCACCTTGACCATGCAGGATGCAGCTTGCCACTGAGCTCCATAGCCGCATTAGTGCAAAGGTCAGCCAGGAATATTTCAGTCTTACGGTAGTCCTCAACTCCGCGATAGAAAGCAGTGTCAGCACCTAAGGCGCCTCCACTACGCAGAGTATAGCCCTGAACCTCCAAGGCCCTGGCAGTCTGCTTCATGGTTAAAAGGACATCTTCTGGAGTCTCACGACTACCAACACCTGCATAACAACTAACACTCATATTTATCTCCTACGAAATGAGTTTCGCCGACGGCGAGTCTCGGGCCGGCAATCGTAGCGAGGAACGAGCGCAGATGGCCCGAGCGAGCCGGAGGTGAAACGAATGGAGATAAAAATTAGAAATCAAAATCAACCAGTGAATTAGAGCCAGCCAACCAGCAGAAGGGAGCGCTCATTCACTTCACCCCCGAACCCTCCACTCTTCCTGGAGCGGAGCCCTGGATGCGGCTCTTGAGCCGAGGGCTCTTCGCTCCAATGCGGTGAACCAGGGCTTCAGCCCTGTGTTCTCCTTTTGTCGCGAGTGAGCCTTGCGAGTGAGCTCATGTGTCGGTCACCTTTGGTGTCCTTACCCAATCGCTCTACCCTGGGATGATTAGGCAAAAAAGAACCCCTTCGAGGGAAGGGGTCTTGTTATAGGTTTAGGATGTGTGCTGAGTGCCTTGAAGCAAGGAGACCAGTGTGTTGCAGGCTTCGATCCAATCGGCTCGTTCACGGGGCTTCCGGTCTGCCGCCGCTTGTGTGCTGATTGTCTTCCAAGCTAGTGAGATTAGTTCCTTGTCTCTGTCGAGAAGGAGTTGGTCCTTTCTCTCTCTCAGGGCTATGATGTAAGGATCAACTGCTTTGGCTCGTTTGATCTCTGCTGCAAAGAACTGGTCTCCTTTCACGATGGAGTGCCGCTCCTTAAGCATGGCTTCAAGAACTGCTGTCCTCTGCTGCAATGCTTCCAAGTATTTATGGCACACTGTCAGGATAGCTACGCTACCTTCAAGGTCCTTCCTCATTCTGGTGAGAGCAGCTGCACTGGTTTTGGCTGTTGACGCTTCGACTGAAGCGGGATCGGCCAGGTGAGGGTTATCCTCGGTCAAGCTAGATGTATCAAAAAGTTCTTTCACGTTTACCTCCTACGGTAATGTTAATTGGGGGCTCGCTCTGTTCACCCCCAATTAAGAGGGCCGGAGGAGGGAATCGTGTAAGTACTTTTATATAAGAGACATCTAGTGAAGGCCGAGGATGTTCCTTGCCTGGTTGAGCCCGCTGAAGGAGAGTGTGGCGTCAACAGACAACTCCATTGCAGCGTATAGCCGAACCAGACTGAGGAAGGGCCGAAGAGACGTGGTAGCGTAGCTCTCCTTACATTGTGCCATATTGGAAGCATTGCATCATAGGACAACTGTATGACGTAGCCATGCTTCAGGTGCGGTGCTTTATCGGGAAAGGAGACTATTCAAGGTAGCATAGTTCATACGAGACAAAGCAGTTGAGCCTTACCTCTTAATTCTGAGAGAGAGAAAGGAACAACTACTTGGAGACATAGTCACTGTACTCCTCTTACTTGCTTGGTAGACCTTCGGCATACATGGGGCGGCTGATTGGAAGCTTCGTGAAGGAGACTATTGGCTCGAAGCTTGTAACACTCTGAGGCTACTTACTTCATGGTAATCAGTGCATAGCCTAGAGCTAGAACACGACCACTTCAATCGAAGGGGTTCTATTTGGCCTAAATCAGCCGCACAATAGCTCGTACTCATCTCTGATGAGTGCCTTTTATGTATCCGCGAGTACCACTTCAGTGGGACGAGGTAGAGGGAAATGCCTGTGTTTTCAACAGTTTCTGTGGAAGACCAGGTATTATTGCTGAGGGGAATTGTGTCAGAACACTACACGAAACCTATTCTATATGAATGAGTAGTGTTTGCAATACAATTCTCGTTCTGTTTCTTTTTGCATTTCTTAAACATCCTCGGGGGGGATACCCCTTAATACTTTAGCATTTAATTGCCTAATATACCCTCCTTGAATCGCGTCTCAAAAAGCAACACTAACCGACTGGTTAGGGAGAGGAGGATCTTACGCTTGAAAAACGAAGAACACTGCAATCTTTGCGGATAAAGTATAACTAGTAATACTGCTGAATTGGGGAAGACTTGTTGTACCGTGCATAATGTACGTCTGTCAAATTAATTTCTTAAGTGCTTGATTTCATTAGAGTTGGGTATGGTGAAATGTCTTGACAAGATATTAGTAAATAGCCCAAAACACGACATAAATGCCTAAAGATAGTAAGTCTCATAAGATAATAATCTATCAGAATGCGGATAAACATCTGCTTCTGAACAACCTTTACACCATTACTAAGAAGCAGATTACTGGTCTTCTTGAGACTAGTGAGGCAGGTACCGAGCTGTCAGACAAAGACATGAAGCGTCTGGATTTGTGCTACGATGGTGTTCGGAAGCTTATTGCTATAGAGAAAGATATTAAGAGTGATTCTATTGGAGCAATGCCTGACGCTGATTTACGTGCACTGGCTCGTAAGGCGCTTCGGGAGGCTAAGGGTGAGTAGCTCGGGCTACTAAGCATAGGGAGGGGTCATGTATGACCTTCGAGAGTACCGTCCCCTGGATGAGGATTTCATTTATCATTCCTGGTTATCCTCTATCGACCATAACGTAGATGGGTTTCGTTCGACTACTCGGTTGGTCATTAATCATTGCGTTGAGAACGGGACCATTAAGGTAGCCTGTTCCGAGGAAGACCCCGACCATATCCTTGGTTGGTTGGCTTACTCTGACCTTCTCTCTGACAGAGTGCTTACCTACTTCTTTACGAAGAAGAACCTGCGCAATAATGGGATCGCCACCAACCTCTTCAGAGAAGCATTTACCCCCGAACTCGGGAAAGAGATACCAGCAGCCTACTGGTCCTTCTGGTGTCAGCGCTATGACTTGCGTAAGAAGTGGGGAGTGAGGTTTAATTCCTGTGTTCTCCCCGTCCTGGTAGAACGCCTGGTTAGGGAGGAACTTGAAGATGGCAGCAAGGAAACTGACTAGAGAACAAGCAGACCGGAAGAACTCCATGAGGAGTCTGCCTCAACTGTCTCTCACTAACAGGGAGATACTTGAAGGAGTCATCGGACGCTTCGGCGTTGATAGGAAGAGCAGAATCGTCCGTCGAGCTGGCGGCATCTCACTCAACTTCAAACGACACCTCTTCAGACAACAGCTTGAGTTTATTAATGACCCCTGCAAAAGGAAGGCCGCTGTCTGCTCTCGCCGAGCTGGCAAGTCCTTCGCCGTGTCACGATACCTGCTCCAGGAAGCTATCGACTCCCCCGGCTCCATGTGTGTCTACATCGCAAGGACAAGAGAAGCCGCTAAGCGGATTCTGTGGAATATGCTCAAAGACGCTGACAGGCAGTATCGACTCAACATGAAGTTCAATAACGCTGCCCTGATAGCTGCCCTGCCTAATGGCTCCGAAATCATCTTCACCGGAGCTAACGACTCCTCCGATGTGGATAAACTCCGTGGCTCTGCCTTCACCCTGGCAGTCCTCGATGAAGCCGCCTTCTTCAACATCGACCTCAAGGAGCTCGTCAGAGAAGTACTCACCCCCGCGCTCCTTGATACCGATGGAACACTGGCCATGATTTCTACGCCCAACAGCCAGTGCGCCGGACTCTTCTACGATATCACCGAGGCAGGAGACTACGGGTACTCCACCCACCGCTGGACCATCCGAGATAACCCCTACATGAAGGAGGCCATCACCGCTATCGAACGAGATATTCAAAGCGGTATCCTCAACGCCTCCGACCCGGCCTACAAGAGAGAGTACGAAGGCCGATGGATGAAGGACGACCGCTCTATCGTCTACTCCTATACAGAGCAAAACGTCTACGACACCCTGCCAGAAGACTGCTTCTGGGAGTATGTGCTCGGCATCGACCTTGGCTACCATGACGATACGGCCTTCGTCGTGGGAGGATTCTCCGAAGACCTGGAGCAGCTCTACATCGTCGATGAGTTCAAGCAGAAGAACATGCTCACCAGCGACGTCGAAGAGATGATTCGGCACTACCAATCCAAGTATGACCTCTCCCGGATTGTCATGGATACCGGAGGCGGAGCCTCCAAGATGGTCATGGAGACCTTCAAAGAGAGGACCGGACTACCCATAGCCGCCGCAAGGAAGAGCTCTGATAAGGTCGGACTCATCCGAATGCTCAACAGCGACCTGGCTAAAGGTAACCTGATGGTCAAGAGGAGCTTCGACCTCCTCAAAGAGTGGGACAAGCTCCAGTATAATATGGCCGGGACCGGAGAAGACAGGCGCTTTGATAACCACTTGTCGGATGCCGCCCTTTACATGTGGATGGAATCCCGTCATTACCTCTTCGAAGAGGGGGTTTCGGCCCCCAAAGCGGGCTCGATAGAGTATTATAAGCAGATGGAAGACAAGATAGAGGAGAGACTCATGCGGGAAGAAGAAGAACCCGCTGGCCATGATGAGTCTCTCTGGGGCGCAGGATACGCTAATCAGGACGCATTTTTTAACTGACAGGCTCTCTGGATTGTGAGTAAGGTGAATGGACCCGAGGAAGTTACGCAAGTTACTGGAGATACTCGCTCAATTTGGGGTGAAAGAGTATCGAACTGAAGAGATCGAACTCAAGATGGGTGAGACTCCAGCAGAAACTGTAAAGTCATTCTCGATGAATGACTACTTTGAGGAGCCTCCGGGAGGCAAAGAGGGGGAAGACGTGTCCATTGAGGAGCCGATTTATACTGAGGACCAACTACTCTTCTGGAGCGCAGACCAGTAATGGCAGAGATCTTCGACCATATCTTCTGGTGGGAGGCCGAAGAGGACCTCCATAATGTGATTCACAAGTATGTGAAGGTCCTACGGGAGGAGCAGACAGACTTCTACAATGACCTGAACACCCATTTAGGTCTGTATGGAGGTCGGCCTGTCAGCAGTATTGAGCAGACATTCTCCTACAGCACGAGTCGTCCTCGCCTGACCTTCAACATCATCCACTCGCTCTGTCAGGCTGCGACTTCGAAGATAGCCAAACATCGCCCTGGCATCTCTTTCCTCACCACTGGTGGAGATTGGTCTCAGCGTAGGCGAGCTAAGGACTTGGACAAGTTCATACAGGGGCAAATCTATGCGACGAAGGCTTACGAGGTTGCGCAGAAGGCTTTTCTCGATGCTTGTATCATGGGAACTGGCATCATTAAGGCCTTCGTCCAGGATGGGGAAGTCCACTTAGAGCGAACTCCTTTGGTTGAGATGACCTTGGACACGGCTGAGTCTGGTGCTTCTCAGCCCCGTCAGCTCTTCCAGACGAAGGTGGTCTCCCGTCACGTTCTGGCGAATCAGTTCCCTGAGCACAAAGAGTCGATTCTCGGTCAGGAGAAGGATGAAGATGACAACGCTGATAACGACGATGGTGGTCGGTTTACTGACATGGTCACTTGTCATGAATCTTGGCACTTACCTTCTGGCCGAGGGGCTTCAGATGGTCGGCACGTTATTTCCATAGCGAGTGCTACTCTCCTGGATGAGTCTTATTCTGAGGATTACTTCCCATTCATCTTCATCCGTTGGACTGATTCCCCGGTTTCTTTCTGGGGTAATGGTTTAGCGCGAGAGGTGAAGGGGATTCAGGTGGAGATTAACAAGCTCCTCTCCCAGATACAGCAGCAGATGCACTTGGCTACTCCGAAGGTGTTCATTGAGGAGGGCAGTAAGATTGTCCAGGCTCACTTGAACAACAAGGTTTGGGGCGCGATTCGTTATCGTGGTACTCCGCCTCAGTTCTTCGTCCCGAGGGCGGTATCTGGTGAGATGTTCCAGCACCTCGACCGTCTGATTAATCAAGCATATGAGATGACGGGGATCTCCCAACTCTCCGCACAGAGCAAGAAGCCTGTGGGATTGGACAGCGGCAGAGCACTACGAGAGTTCTCGGACATTGAGTCTGAGAGGTTCATGGTCGTTGGTCAGTCTTATGAAGCTTCCTTTGTGGAGATTTCCCGTCAAATTATCGACCTGGTGAAGAGTGCCGGGAAGAAGTTCACCTCCATCAGTTTTTCTGAGGATGATGGGGTTGAGCACATTGTCTGGGGTGACGTGAAGCTGGAAGAAGACCAGTACGTCATGCGGATTCAGCCTATTGGCTCCCTGCCCCAGACCCCTGCCGCGAAGCTGGCCAGCATCACTGAGATGCACATGAATGGAATGTTCACCAAGGAGGAGGCCATGCAGCTGCTGGACTTCCCTGACCTTGAACAGGCCAACAAGATGGCCAACTCTCACATCGAGCTGCTTGATAAGACGATTGATGACATCATCGACAAGGGGAAGTACGCTTCTCCCGAGCCTTTCATGAACCTGAAGCTTGGTCTTCAGCGCTTCCAGATGGCCTACAATCTGGCCAAAATGGAGGGAGCCCCTGAGAAGAGGCTGTCTCTCCTTCGCCAATGGATTAATCAGGCTGCTGAGATGATGGGAATCATTACTCAGCCTCCTCCAGAGCTCACGCAGGGCGCGCTCCCTCCTGGTCCTCCTCTTGGCCCTGAGGGAACAATTCCGGGTGGAGGATCACCACTCCCACCGGAAATGGCGCCTCCTGGTGGTGGACTACCTCCCGAGGGTTTGCCACCAGGGCTATCGTTGGGGCCTCCACCGGGACCACCGGGTCTTCCTCCGGGATTACCACCGGGACTCCCTCCGGGGCCTCCAGCAATATAAACACATGATAGGAATAGCAGACACATGGCAGAAGCAGCAGCAGTACAAGAGCAGGAAGATGACACGATAGGCGAGGAATCGCACAGCACAACAAGCGAGGAATCGCACGAAGAGTTGAGTGAGGTAACTTCCGAGCCTGAGGAGATGCCTGACTTCGAGATATTTAAGGATGACGGGTCCGAGGCAGAGACAGAAGCAGAAACAGAAACAGAGGCGGCGCCAGAAGCAGAAGAGCCAGCCAAGAAGTCCGAGCCGAAGAAGGCCAACGATACCTGGAGTGCCAGAGTCCGTAAGGACCGGGAGCTTCGACAGCGCGAGATTCAGTTTAAGCGGAGAGAGCAGGAGCTCTCGGGCCGCGAGTCGAGGGTTAATGAGCTTGAGGGTGCTCGGGAGAGCATACTCAAAGACCCGAACGCCTTCTTCAAGTCTGTCGGACTGGACCCTCTCAAGTTTTACCAGGACTGGTCGGAGCGACTGGCCACTGGTTCCGAGAGCCCCTCTTCAGAGTTACAGCTCTCTTCGACTCAACAGGAGTTGAAGGAGCTTAAGGAGCAATTATCACAGCGGGACGAGAAGCAGAAAGCTCATCAGCTTGAAGCTCAACGAGACCAGGTGATTCAGGCTTACGACGCTAAGATAGCGGAATATAAGAAAGATTTTGCCGACGAGTTCCCCTTAACGGCAAAACGGTGTAGTGTCGAAGATATACGGGAGGGCATGGTCACCTACTACCAGCAAACTGGAGTAGAGCTAGGCTTTCGAGAAGCATTTGATACCATAGAGCAGGGCCTTGCAGAGGAAGAGCGTAAAGCGTTCGATGACCCTCTGGTAATGGCTCGCTTCAGGAAGCATCACAATTTACAGGAAGCAGCGAACAATTCGGGCGTACAAGCATCGAGGACTTTATCCAGTAGTATGAAGGTCCCGCCCACAAAGAAATCCCCTGAGGATATGACTCATGATGAGATCATAACCCATTACAGCGGGAAATTGTTTACTTAAACTTCTGAGGTAAAAAATGGCTTCTTTTAATCTATCCAACTTCGACTCCGCTATGAAGCATATGTATCCCTACAAGAAGGTGGAGAATCTTATTTATAAGAACAATCCCCTTCTGGCGATGATTCCCAAGGAGACTAAGTTTCCTGGGCGCAACGCCACGTATGCCATCCAGTATGGTGTTACGGGTGGTCGCAGTGCTGACTTCCAAAAGGCGCAGCTCCACCGCAGCGGTACCCCTCTCCAGCACTTCATCGTGACTCGCGTAAAGGATTACGCCGTTGTCAGCGTTGATAACGAGACCCTGCTTGCCGCTGATGGCAACGAAGGCTCCTTGCTTGACGTTGCAAAGGTCAAGACCGATGCAGCTCTCGCCGCTCTGGCTCGCGCCATGGGTGGGGATGTTTACCGCAATGGCTCCGGTGTCCTTGGGACCGTCAGCTCCTTTACGGCAAAGTCCGGTAGCGTCGATGCTTTCTGTGTTGTCTCCGAAGCCGACATTGTGAACTTCGAGGTTGGTCAGGTCCTTCAGGTTTATGACACCTCCGGTACCGCGCTGATTGCAGCTACTCACATTGTCTCCAAAGTTGACCGTGACGCTTTTAAGGTCTCCTTTGAGTCCGACCCTGGAACGCCTCCTGAGGCTACCGACACTCTCATCAACGTCGGGGACCACAACGTAAAGCTGAGCGGCTTGGATGCATGGATTCCTGGAACGGCTCCTACCACTGGGGATGACCACTTCAACGTCGATCGCTCCGTGGACCCCACCCGGCTTGCTGGCCTTCGGCAAACCTGGAACTCCGCTGGTGGCATCAAGGGAACTCTCTTTGACGCTGGTGTTCGGTTGAACCGTGAAGGTGGCCGTCCTGACGCTATCTTCATGAATCCTATTAAGTGGGGCGAGCTGGCTACCGCACTTGAGGGTTCCGCTACTTTTGACAGTGGTGCTGGCACCGGGACAACTCGTCGTCGTTATGACGGTGATGACAAGAGCACGACCTTCGGGTTTTCCTCTCTCCAGATGGCTGGCCCCTCTGGTGTCCTGAAAGTTTACGCCGACCACAACTGTCCTTTGGACGTAGCTTACATGCTTCAGATGGACACCTGGGCACTCCGAAGCCTGGGTGCGGCTCCACGAATCCTCGATTTCGATGGTTTGAAGGGGCTCCGCGAAGCTAGCACCGATGGCGTAGAATACCGATGGGGTTACTACGGCAACATCCTCTGCAAGGCTCCCGGCTATAACTGTCGGATCGCTTTAGCTTAGCAGATATTGAGATAATGGGCGGGAGGGGACCCTGAACTTGTTGGTCCCCTTTGCTTGATTGGGGGGCTTGCTTGCCTCTCCCGCCAATTATTCCAGGAGATAAATATGCCTAAGGGCAAATCCCCAGTTCTTTCGATTATCCTTGGTGCCAAGGGTAAAAAGCCCGGTGGAGCCCCATCTGGTGATGCTCTGCCCTCAGAAGAGGGAGGGGCGGGGGCGATGAGCCCTGACGCAGGTCTTCTTCCCCCTGTTAGTCCAGGCTCCCCCGAAGAAGGAGGTGGATATGGTGAAGCTTTTTCAGAGTCTGCTGGAGCAGTGTACGAAGCTGTTCAAGCAGGTGACGCTGGCGGCTTCGAGATGGCTCTCAAAGATGCTATTCTGACCTGTCTTGAAGACAGTGGAGTTGTCTAATGTCGAACCTGAAGACCCTTATCAACCAGGCCCGTATCAGGGCAGATGCCATTGATAACGAGTTCTTCAGTGACCCGGAAATCACTACCTACCTGAACGTGGGTCTGGGTGAGCTCTACGATATATTGGTCCTCAAGTTTGAAGACTACTTCGTAAGCTCCTCCAGCTTCTCCCTTGTGAACGGCCAGTCGGACTATCTCTTCGACAGCGCCATCTGGGGAGACCCCGCAGCCAAGCTGACCAACATGTATAAGTGTCTAGGCGTAGACATGAGTCAGTCTGGAGACACCGTCCGATTGAGGCGCTTCTCCATTAGGGACAGGGCAAGGTACAGCACGGATGGGATTGTTGGACGTGGAGGCTATGTTGACTACCAGTATCAGCTCAAGGGTAAGTCCATAGCCATCATCCCGAAGCCCTCAACGACGGAAACTATCACATTGTGGTATGTTCCGTCGGTGGAGCCTTTGGCGGAAGAGACTGATGCTGTTGATTTGAGCATCATGTCCAACTGGGAGGAATACGCTGTTCTGACAGCAGTATTCAAGATGAAGGAAAAAGAAGAGCTTAGCACCACCGTCCTCAAGGAGGAGCTCGATGGCATTCGAGCCCGAATAGAGGATGCGTCAGCAAACCGTGATGCGGGAGAGTCCATGGAGATTACGGATGAGTACAGCGGTACTCAACCTCTTCTTCGGAGTGTCTCTTGATTAAGAGCTTTCAAACTCAAGGGGGCTTCGGCTCTCAGTTTGACAGGGTTCAATCAAATATTGAGGACGCCTTCACGCCTCTGACAGCCAATCCTCTCATTGATGGTAAGCTGGTCAAAGTAAGGCTTAAGCCTGGAGAGGACTCTTCTGTCTTCCACGGGTTTCAGCGAGCATTCAATGGCTACATTCCAGTAAAGCTCAGGAAGCTTGACGGAACCCCGGTAGCCCTAAGCACTGTTTACGAGGTGGAGAGCTCTGATGAGTCGCTCTACCTCAAGCTGGCAATATCGGGTTCTGATGAATTAACTGTAACCATATGGGTGTTCTAAGTGCCTTTACGAAAAATGAAAGTCAGCATCCCTTTCATGAAGGGTGTTCAGACAAAGGTAGAGCACCAGATTCTCCCATCGGGAGACCTCACCCTTCTTGAGAACGGCGAGTTCAACAAGATAGGCAGCATCGAGAAGCGGAAGGGCTACAGTGCCCTGGCCGTGGAGGACGGGAACCTCAAGAGGACTGACCTCATCTCCCACGGCAAAGACTTGATTGCCCGTAACGTCAGCTCCGACCCCAACAACACTCCCCTAAGCGCAGAGGCCTACTCGTTAGCGAATGGCAGGTTCACAGGTAAGAAGGGAATCTCCCAGGGGATTGGCTACACCTCCATGCCTGTCTCGGCTGGTTCGAGCTACCGACAAGAGAACCCTCAGGTGGCCTTCAGTGATGATGGTAAGTATGCCCTCGTTACCTTTGTTTCTGTTGAGAATAAGGATACGGCTACATCGGGAGATGGATATGGGACAAGCCTTCTTGGGTCCTTAACGGGGACAGTTACAAAGAAGTGCACTCTCGTGGACAGGGAGACCAATACAGTTATTGCCTCCGATGTCCCTCTTGGCCGTTATTATGGCCAAGGAGATGTCAGCGCAACAGAGGCCTTAAGCTCTCCAGTTTATAAATACCAGGGCTCTCGAATGAAGCCCATCTGGAGAAATGGAAAGTTCTATATCTTCGGGGTGGATGCTAAGACGACTGGGGTAACTGCAACTCCCTATGAGCCTACTCTAAACATCTATTGTCTTGACCCCACAAGAGAGCCTGTTCAGATTTCTAATCTTAGTGGGGAGTATAGTCAGACCGCTACCTACGGCACAGAGGCTACGCTTCCCTCTGGTTGGTCTATCCCGAATAAGATTAACGCATCTTGGCCATACGGGCCTGACGCCCAGAAGAACTATGGCTTTTCTTTTGATGTGTGCAGTCATGCGACTGATGGTTATGTCTGGATATTACTTACTCTTTATGATGGCTCTGTCTATAAGACAGAACTTCATGAGGTAGATCTGACAGGCACCAGTGTTGCTCTTACCAGTCCGAAGGTAAGTCATAATTTGGGGCAGATATTAAATAATCCAAACAGACCCTCCTACATGGAAAACACCATTCACATGGGGAGCGATGAGAATGTTTACTATGCTTTCCTTGGGCTCTTTTCTTATCCCGACCCCTATGACCAACTTTTTGGGGATGATGCAAATTGTGTAGATACGAGAAAATATATTCCCAGTAGCAATACGGATGTTATCCTTGATACTAATCCCATCTCATATAATCCCAATGGAACTCTTTGGACTGGGCCTGGTGGACATCCTCACGTAGAGGGTGATGCATCCACTAGCGGCAATTATCCTAAAATCTCTGCAAAAGGATTCTATCGGGGATTCTTTATTGAGAATCACAAGCCTAAGAGGGCAGGTCTTGAGATAGACGTGGATTTTTATCTCAGTCAAGTCCCTCTTCATAATTCTGAGCAAGACGTTCAAACAGGGACAGGTAGTCAGCCTGAAGGAGAGGTTCAGACATCATCGGGGAATATTGATGACCTCTTTAGGAACTCGGTATATAAAAATAAGACTTTTGCCTTTGAGTCTTTAAATAATCATACCAATGACAAGCAAGACAGTTATCCAATAGAGAAGCTCGTTTATAAGCCAGCTCTCTTTGCGTTTGGCCATGTTGAGGGCAGCTCCCCGAGGGGGCCAGTTACTATTGGTGCTTATTCCTATGATATTCTTGGGACCTCTGAGAGAGCATCATCTAATGAATTGAATACTGTGGAGCTGTTCACTTCTGATATGAGTGAGACTATCTTCTCTGAGGGCTATGCTGAGAAGGGTGGTCAGAACCTTCTTCCCCGAGACCACTTAAGCCTTCTTTCTTTTGACCCAAGTCAGATTAGAGATGCTGCAAAAGTTGCAAATTACTCCGGGGACACAGCAAATCTTATCGGAAGAGCTGTGGCATTACCTGTTGTCACTAATTTCAATACTTATGACGGTAAGTTAATAGCTAACTCGATTATTCATTTATTAGATTTTCGCAGCTATGGGATTGAGAAGCCAAGACCAACAGCATCTTCAGCAGTGCTGAATGATATTCTTTATGTGGCTGATGATGGTCTGTTCTCTTATGATGGAAGTAGTTTTTGGCCTCACGGAATCATTGATAAACCATCTCTCTTTATTGATGAGGACCCTCCAGAGACCATTACAGGGACAGGGCTTACGAGTAGCGGAATTTATTCTTATAAGTGCGTTTATGAATGGGAAGATGCCAAAGGGAATCTTCATCAAGGGATCCCTTCTGGTCTTGCGTCCTATACTGCTCCTGCATCAGGAAAAACCGAAGTGTCGGTAGACTTTTGGGCTGCTACTCAGGGAACCATAGTCGATGAGTTGTCTTATTCCAACGCAGATATGAGTAAGTATTCAAAGCGAAATATGAAACTTGCTGTCTATAGAACTTCTGCCAATGGGAGCTTGATGACTCTGAATAATCTCGTTCCCGTCATATCAAGTACTGGTGATGCAAGCTCCAGGTATCCAGACAATAAGACCGACGCAGAGAATGATATTGGCAGACTCCTCTATACCGACACCGGGGAACTGGAGAACACTCCCCCTCCCTCACCCGCTGTCTACGTAGTAGCGCACAAGAACCGCCTCTTCATTATTGGGAAAGATGGGCTTATCTATTTCAGCAAGCTCTCGGTGGCTGGCTTTGGGTTGGGCTTCCATCCTGGGTTTGTTGTTAAGACGCCTAACAGAATATCGGACCCGCCCATGGCTCTGGCGACCATGGATGGCTTGTTGTACATATTCACCAAGAATACGATTTACTATCTTGGTGGAGAAGGACCAGATAATATTGGCACTGGTTCTTTTTACGAGCCTAAACGGGTTCCGTCCTCTGTAGGCGCAATAGAGAGGAGTCCGGTTCTCTCCATTGAATCTGGGCTCCTCTTTGTTTCTCCTAAGGGCATCTATCTCCTCGACCGAGAGCAGAAAATTCAGTACATCGGTGCAGCCGTAGAGGACCTCATTGGGACCAACCTGATTAAGGATATGATTATTGACCAGGAGAAGGAGACCGTCTACTTCCAGACAGACTCCTCAAGCTCTCAAGCTCTGGCTTATGATTATCGGATGAACCAGTGGTCCTCCATTGTTATCCCTGGCGATGAATCAATTGATACTATCACTCTCTGGCGGGACAAGATTCGCTTCTCCTCTGGTGGAAAGCTTTGGTCTGAAGACTCTACGACGAGCAAGGACGGAGACAGGTACATCCCTCTGAAGATGAAGACTGCCTGGATTAAGCTTCCTGGTAGAGCCGGTACTCCTGAAGTTTCTAACCAGGGTTATCAGAGGGCTTACAACTTCCAGGTTCTTGGTACTTCCAAGGATGCTCATGAGCTGAGGGTCTCTGTCAGATATGACTACGACAATGACTCGGCTCCTGATGTTTACAGCTTCAAGACGACAGACACTAAAGAGGCCAAGCTCCAGTTTAAGGGCCACCTGAAGAAGCAGAAGTGTCAGGCCATTCAGTTCGAAATTGAAGACTTTGAGATTAGCGAAACTCAGAGCGGAGCTGGTTACTCCATTACAGAGATTGCCCTTGAGTTGGGCTACAAAGCAGACCAGTACAAGAACGGCGTGATGAGAATACCAGCAAACCTAACGAGCACCCTTCAGTAGGAGACCCCAGTGGCCAAGACTCAGATTGATCCCAACACACTAATCCCTCCAAAGCGGCCAGACATCAATAAGGTCCAAACTCAGGCTCCGGGACCTTACCAGAAGGATCAGCAAGCCCAAGACACTATTGGCCGGGTTCGCGGGATAAATGCCAGTCAGGCCAATACGACAAGGGATGTTTCTCAGGAAAACCTTGGTCACATGGCCAGTGCGCGAGACCTCTACAGGGGCATCGCTACAGGGGAGAGGCCCGGAGCAGCTCAAGGAATCCTGGACCAGGCGAGGAGAGGGGCTCTAGCTAGTCAAGCCAGTGGTCGTGGTGGGGCTGGTTTGGCTCAGATGGGCGCTACACGGGCCATGGGGGATGCTTCGATGGCAGCTATCCCTCAGATTATGCAGGAGCGTCAGGCGGCTCTACAGGGCTATGCGGGGACATCCAAGGACATGGGGGAGCTTGGATTGGGCAGGGCCAAGATGGCCAATGAGATGCGGGAGATGCAAGCAGGTCGGGATGACCGCATAAAGTCCGACATGGAGCGGATAGCCGCTGCCCTCATTAATAAGGGGGTAGACCAGCAAACGGCATGGATGCAAGCCGAGGGACAGGCCAGAAGCAATGAGCAAAACCTCATGGCTCAGATGTATGGGTACGACACTCAAGCAGCAACTCAGAGGGCTATTGCCGAGCGTCAAGAAGGGGGGCTGCTGGATGACTCCAATTGGCTTGATAACGCGACTAACCCTGATTGGTGGTTTGGAAAAAATTCTGCGTTTCAGGCCCCTGTTAGATGGGGGAAGTCTTTTGTGGACTACATGACAGAGAATGCCCCCTACGGTGAAGGCCAAAGCCAAGAGCAGGGTGCGGAGAAGGCTCCTTATGGTTCCAGTGCTCAAAGCCTGACGGATTTCGCAGAAAAAGGGCCTCAGAGAGAGTTTAAGAATGTTCTTCCTTTACTGCTCACATCTCCTGAGGAGCAAGGACACCCACCGCCGCTAAAGACGAGTGTAGAGGATTATTTTACCTTCCCTGACGTAAGGGGGGATACTCGAATGCACCCAACCCCTTTCAGGGGTGATGCTGTCAAAGAAGATGGGCATGGGCCTTGGGATATTCCCTATTTGCCGCCATCGCTCATCCGCCAGCTTGGTGAGGTTGGCAATTTAAGTGAGCAAGAAACACAAAGTATCCTTCCTTGGTTCATTCGATTTCTTGGTGAGACAGGGAACTTAAGTAGGCATGAGGCCGAAAGAGGCAAAGAAGATTCCAGCAAGAAGACAGAGAAGGCTCCCTTCAGCATGGGTGCACCACCCTCCTCCTTTCCGGGAGCTGTTGGAGCTGCTGCTCAGGGAATGCCGGGTCCGGGTCAGGGGATTAATCCAGACCTCCTGAGCACCTCTGAGATGATGGAATCTGAGCAACGAAGGCTCCGCAGGATTCAGGATGAACTTGGTCAGGGACAAACAGGCTCTGCTTTGAATTATCTTGGTCAAGGACTGGGGCAGCTCCCCAACGTCATGGGTGCCATGGGTGGTGGCAGGTCTGGTGATGCAGCTGCTCAAGCTCTTGGTGGAGCAATTGGGATGGGGATTGGAAGCAGTATTCCGGTGGTAGGCCCTGTTGCAGGACCACTGCTTTCCATGGCTGGTAGCTATATTGGCGGCGAACTTTAACTACAGGTAATCCTATGGCAGATGCAGCACAGGGCACTTCTTCGGATGCCCGCTCAATTCTTCAGGAGTATCAAGACTTGCCAATGATTAAGCGCATGTCTTACCCGAATTATGTGAGTCCTGGAACAGAGCTGCATCCTGATCATCCTAGAAGCTCTCATCTAATGGGGACAATTGGGATAGATGGGAAACATTACGCTTATCCTGCACTGGTTGAAAAAGATGGCAGACTAGTTAGACAAGACCCTCGCGTCACTGTCCTTCAAGACCGTAATGCAATCCCATTTAGCAATCTTGAAGAAGCTGAGAGATTTGCCCGTGGCTCATGGAAACAAGCAAGAAATTTAACTACAGGTAATCTTATGCCAGACCCAAACGTTGATACGACAAATAGTAACCAGGCACAAAATGCTCCAGTGCAGGATCCTCGGGATAAAGCAATTGACGCAGCATGGGAGTATGTCGAAAGCAATTGGCAGCAGCTCGATGATCAATGGAATGCTGGGGAGCTCACCGATGATGAATGGGATAAGTACTATGATAGAGTTAACCAAGGGGAAAAGTTTGCGATAAAAGCCAGTCTTAAGCGCGATCAGGAGCTTCTCGACCAAGAGCAGGATGACCCCCAGTTATTCATCAATCA